ACTATTCCGTGTCCTACTTACGAAATAAACCCACCAACACCAACAAGGCGACAAGTCCAGCGAAACCCGACTCGCCGAACTTGTTAATGATGGATGTGAGGTTACCTATAACATTCACGCCAAAGATACCAGCACCAAAGATGACTTCAGATACTGCACCTATAGCTACAAAAGATATCAATAGATGAGCTAAGTCATCAACATACCCTTTGACTTGTGTTATGATTTCCTTCATTTGGTCTTCTCCCGTTAGTTAACAAAAAAAGGTCACCCAGTCCTAAAACCGAGTAACCTCTATAAATAACTATAATGATAACTTAATATTAATTTTGTATATATATTTATATATTATTATTTTTTACGATAGATATATTTATAATAGACAAATAACATATAGGTAAATTATGGCTATTGACTACGAAATCTTTGACGGTAAATCACTTTCCTCGTTATTCAAAGATATATACGATAATACAGAATATAACAAAAAACAATTAGACATCTTAACAAAAGAACTTGTACAATTTATAAAGGATGGTGATACTGCTGTGCAGATAGTTCCTATGATAAAAGAGTATCTTGAAATAAATGTAAAGAACGATGACCAACTTGTTAAAATGGCTGGTATCGTACAAAGATTAATTTCTGCAGAAAATAAAGCAGGTTCTGAAGAAGAGTATGGTTTAACTGAAGAAGAAAAAAATCAACTCATGTCAAATATAAAAGATACTGTTGTAGATTTACAAAGTGAATCAGATAAAATTCATAATAAAATAAATACTATGGAATCAACAGATGTCCTATCATAAACAACTTTATCCTGACAAAAGAACATCTAATAGCGGTAATCTTGCCAGATATAATGACCAATTAAATTCTTATGTTAGTGGTAGGATACAATCAGCACAGACAGAATTTTTTGAATACGAAGAATTTGAAGTAACAGAAGTCTCAGATACTATTTATGGTGGTGTATTGGGAGTATTTACTGGTGACATTAATGGTGTCAATCGTGAAATTAAAGGTGACGTAGTTTTACCGTTGTATCCAAATATAATACAAATACCTTTAGTTGGTGAAAGAATAGAGGTGGTTGAATATAGTGGACAACATTATTATAGTGGTGTAATAAATAGGACTAATAAACCAAATGAAAATGCAATTGCAAATTATTCGGAAGGCTCAAAATACGGAGATACATTTGAAAGAAAAGATGTAAAGCATATTAAAATTAATGAGGGTGATATAGTTTTCAATGGTAGATTTAATAGCGGTATTGTATTAGGTTCGGATGATAACAAGGCTGTAACTAAAATAGTTGTCGGTCATAGAAATATTACTGATAATTTATACTCACAAAATATTGATTCAGATGATAGTTCTATTTACTTATTATCTGATGGAACATCCACGAGATTAGATGGTCAACGAATTGAAGGAAAAAAAGTGCTAATAAAAAGTGATGGTATATTTATTAGTAGTGGTGATGTAAGATTAGGTAGTTCAATAGAAAACGAATTAGAACCAGTTGTAAAAGGAATTGAATTAAAAAAGATAATAGATTTACTTTTGGATAGTGCAATATCCGCCAAACAATCAGAGGTTGTTACAAAGTTAGCAGCAAGTGGTGGTACACCAACACCAGAAACAATCCAACTTGGCACAGAAATTTCGGAATTACAAACAATCAAAAATTCACCCGTTACATCTTACTTTAGTGAAAAAGTTAAAACAGTTTAGGAGTTATTATGACTAAAAAAGACCTTGTTAAAATAATAAGAGAAGTAGTTAGACGTGAGGTTCAAAAAGAAGTAAAAAAGATATTTATAGAAGAACAAACAAAATCAGTTATTGAACCCAAGGTTGAAACGAAGAAAAAAAATTACACTCAAAATAAATCACTTAATGATGTTTTGAACGAAACAGTAGGTTTATCCAAAAAACAAAGTGATTCAGAAGAATATCCAACACTTGGTGGTGGTACTTTTGATTCTTCAAGAATGGCAGAATTAATGGGTTATGGAAAACCAGAAGAAGTAAAAAGAGACATGGTGGCCGTTGATACTTTCAAAAAGGCTGGTGTTTCTTCAGAACAAATGCCTGACCATATAACCAAAGCACTTACAAGAGACTATAGTGCTTTGATGAAACACGATAAAATGAAAGGTAAGTAATGTCATCTACAGAAGTAGATTTAAATCCTAACAAGACTGTAGGTCTTAGTTTACCACTTAGAGGTGACAATCTAAACGATTTTTCATTGACACGTAATGCAGCACAACAATCAGCTTTTAATTTAAAAAATCTTCTTTTGACTACAGTCGGAGAAAGGGTAAATCAACCTGAATTCGGTAGCCGACTTAAAGCACTTTGTTTTGAACAGATAGATGATGAATTACCGATACGTATTGAGAATGAGGTTAAACGAGCTGTGTCAAGATGGCTGAATTATCTACAAATTCAATCTGTAGAAACTTTAACAAGAGATGGTGATAAGAGTAAAATTTTTGTAAAAATAAATTATACAGTTGGTCAAGGAGCACCACTTAACACTACTATTGGGGTAGAATCAAATGGCTAGAATAAGCACGAAAAAAAATAAAGTTACGACTATAAATTATCTTAATAAAGATTTTGATGATTTTAGAAATAATTTGATAGAATATGCTAAAACATATTTTCCAAACACATACAATGATTTTAACGAATCATCACCTGGTATGATGTTTATAGAAATGGCATCTTATGTTGGTGATGTATTATCTTATTATTTAGATAGTCAATTTAGAGAGTCACTATTACCTTATGCTGAAGAAAAAAGAAATGTTTACAACATAGCACAAGCCATTGGTTACAAACCTAAAGTAACTTCACCAGCAAATATTGTTTTAGATGTGTTTCAGACTGTTCCCGCGTTGAACGGAAAACCAGATTATAGATATGCACTTACAATTAAAGCTGGAGCTAGAGTTGAATCCGAAACAAACGGAACTACATTTAGAACTACAGAAGATGTTAATTTTAAATTTGATACACCCTCAGACGGAAGAACAACCACGATATTTGAAAGTGATGGTGGTACACCAACAAAGTTTTTATTAAAGAAGAGAGTAAAGGCAGAGAGTGGTCAAATAGTAAAAGAGTTTTTTTCTTTTGATAATGCAGAAAAATATAAAGAAATTAAACTAGCAAATGCAGATGTTATAGAAATTATATCGTGTACTGATGATGATGGAAACACTTGGTATGAGGTTGACTCTTTAGCTAGGGATACTATTTTTGATGAAGTTGAAAACAATTCAACCAATGACCCAACCTCAGTAATAAGCAGAGATGTAGCACCATACATTCTCAAACTCAAAAAAACATCAAGAAGATTTACAACATTTATAAATGAGAATGACGAAACTATTTTAAGATTTGGTGCAGGTGTATCTGATAATCCTGATGAAGAGATAATACCAAATCCTGATAGTGTTGGTTCTAACTTACCAGGTAGTCCGAGTTACTTGACAAGAGCGTTTGACCCAAGTAATTTTTTAAAAACAAAAACTTTTGGATTAGCACCAGCAAACACAACTTTAACAATTGAATATTCTTACGGTGGTGGAATAGATGATAATGTAAGTAGTAATGATGTAACAGTAAAAACACAAACGGCTTTTCAAATTGAAGACCAAAATTTATCATCAACACTTGTACAAAGTGCTAAGGATTCAGTATCTTTTAATAATCCAAAACCTGCAACAGGTGGAGGGGGAGGTGAATCTGTTCGTGATGTTAGAGAAAACGCATTAGCATATTATCAAGCACAACAGAGAGCAGTTACAAAAGAGGATTACATAGTTAGAGCATATTCCTTACCAGCTAAATACGGTAACATTGCAAAAGTTCACTTAGTGCAAGATGACCAGTTAAATAAAACCTCAAGTGATTTAGATAGAAAAGTTACACAAAGCGATGTTGATAATGGTGTGACTGTTAGACAACTACAGGCTAGAATACCAAACCCACTCGCGATGAATATGTATACTTTAGGTTATGATTCTAATAGTAACCTAAAACCATTATCAGAAGTCGTTAAACAAAACTTAAAAACTTATTTATCTCAATATAGATTAGTAACAGATGCAATTAATATAAAGGACGCATACATTATAGATATAGCCGTTGATTTTGCAATTTTAACAAAAGTTGGATTTAATAAAAATGATGTCTTACTAAGATGTATAGAATCAGTCAAAGATTATTTTGATGCATCAAGATGGCAAATTGGTCAACCTATTATCTTATCAGATATAGTTTATCAATTATCATTGATAGATGGCGTATCAACAGTAGTAAATCCAAATATAAATGGTGAACAGAGCAAAGACCAAATAGTAATTACAAATAAATTTAAAACCACCGAGGGATATTCTGGTAATGCTTTTGATATTAAGTCCGCCACAATTAATGGTGTCGTATACACAGCACTTGACCCAAGTATTTTTCAGGTAAAATATCCTGACACAGATATTCGTGGAACTGTAGTTGGTGACACGTTAGGTATAACGGAGTAATAAAATGCACTTTTTTATTTTTTCAGAGAAGGACGCTACAATATATCAGGCTAGTGGTTCTCAAAATACTGGCCTTGATGAAATATTAGAAGTAAGAAAAGATATTAGTCCAAGTGGTAATACGGTAAACGTATCACGTGCACTTATAGAGTTTGATTTAAAATCCGCAACAAAAATTAAAAACGATTTTCCTAATAAATCTTTTAAATATTTTTTAAATTTATTTGACGCAAAGCCATCTGCATTATCTGTATCACAAAGTTTATTTGCATATCCCATTAGTGGTTCATGGACAATGGGACAAGGACGACTTGATGATAATCCTTTAACAACTGAAGGATGTAGTTGGAACTTTAGATTTAGTAAAGATGAGGGAACACTTTGGAGACCACCTATTAGTGCTAGTGGTGGTAATTGGTTTACAGGAAGTGGATATGAAGCATCGCAATCTCTTACTCATAAGACAAAAGACATAAGAATGGATGTAACCGATATTGTAAATAAGTGGTTGGATGAGACAATACCTAACAATGGTTTTATTGTAAAACGTAGTGGTTCATTAGGTCTTATCACTACTGGTAGTCACGATGCTGAAGGCAATAATACACAATTGGGTAGTCTATCGTTTTTTAGTTCAGATACCCATACGAAATTTCCACCGACACTTGAAGTAGAATGGGATGATTCAGTTTGGAATACTGGTTCATTGTCACCACTCTCAAATACAGATATAGATGATTTGGTAATTTATATGAAAGGGTTACGACCTGAATATAAAGAAAAATCAAGAGCTAAATTTAGACTTGTTGGTAGGACAAGATTCCCAGAAAAAACATTTGATACCACACCAAGCACTTTAGCAGTAAAATATTTACCAAGTGGTAGTTCTAGTGGAGATGGAACTTTTTACTCTATAACTGATGCAGAAACAGAAGATGTAATTGTTCCATTTGGTAGTGGTTCAAAAATTAGTTGTGACTCTATAGGAAACTATTTTAATTTAGATTTAAATGGATATCAACCAGAGAGATTTTATAACCTTTTGTTCCAAGTAGTGAGTGGTAGTGGCACTAACGATGAACAAAAAATATTTATTGATGAAGGATTTACATTTAAGGTATCAATCTAATGCCATACACAAAAGAACAATTACAAAATGGTAAAAGTGTTTTTTATAATTCAATCAGAGAGGATTTAAGAAACAATTATTTAGATGTATTATCAGGTTCTGCGGAAAATGATTTTAGAGATTCTGAAAATGTTCTAATTTCTTTTGAAAGAATAGAGAACCCACTTCAAGGTATAGAAAAAGTAAATTTAGATGAACCAGTTACAGCTAAAATTTATCAAGATTACGTCAGTAAAGATGAATTAAAGTTAACTAAGTCAACACAAAATATTAATCTACCAATCTATAATCGTGGTAACATTTTAAATAATATCATAGATAGAAATATTAGTGAGTTATTGTCGTTGGACGTATCACAAGATTTACCTGAAGATGTTATTGAAGGTGATGTAGTTACCAATGATGACCCTTTTGATACAACAAGATTTCTTATTGAAGACAGGCTAAAGAGAAGATTTAGAAATTTAGGTGAATTTTACGGAAGAGGTTTTACGTTATCAAATTTAAAAACAATTACACAACAGCAATTAGATACAATCGTGGATGGTGAGGATTTATAATGGAAAAAAGATTAAATCAAAAAGATTTTGATATTTTATTTTCTGGTAAAAGAATTAATAATAATGATGTAGATTACAAATACATACCACCATTTGATGTTAATAACGATGATGATTATATTGAAGCACTAATTCACGATTCAGAACAAAATTTTTTGGAGTCGGTCATAGTTGATAGAGAGGACTATCGGTATATTGATATTGAGGGAGTGCCAGAATTAAAGATTGACTCTGGTACCATACTTAGAAAATCTGGTTATGATAGGGGTAGATATGTAGTAAAATATAATTTTCTTAGAAAAGTAGCCGGCTCATACGAAACTATATTGGTTGATGAAGAGGGTGATACTTATGACCCATCCCTTGGATATCATGTTATGCCTGATGGAACTATTATGGATGGTGAGAGTCACGAAAATACTACAGGTAAAATTTTACAAATCAAGGAACTAAAATATTTTATCCAAGAAATATCACCGAGTAGAAATGAAATCAGAATAGTCCCACAAAAATTAAAAGATAAAAAATATATCAATTCTTTTATTAATCTTCAGAGTAAAAATAATGATTATACGTTTAGAGATACAATACGACTTTTTGATAAACCAACCGATACAAATTTAGCAGTCTCGTCAACCACAGCCTACATATCACAAAACGAGTTATTAAGACCAAATATGGAGGGTGGTATATTATATATTAATAATGCATTTATTGAACGAGTAATACCACCAAAACCTTCACCTAGTGAAGGCAATTTAACAGAGGAAGTTGACACATCTGACAGTAATCCACCTGTTGTATCTGCTAGATTTGTTATATTAGAAGAAACAACAAATTATTTTGAAGGTGGTGAAAAAGATTTTGATTTCTTATATAATCACTTTTCACGTAATGGAACTAATTTTAATATAACAAAACAATCAGGTTTACCAAAACCAAAAAACTTTGGCCCACCGCCTGAAGGCAATAACGCAACCATTGGAGATGTTGAAGGTGCTAGTGCCGACACTAACGATGGCAAAGATGATGTTCTAAGAAGAGTTGCTAAATTTACCAGACCAACAGGTAATCTACCAACTATATTGACTTTAGCTAGTGTATCAAGTAGACCTCAAAATGTATCCTTTGAATATGAATGGAATATATTTGGTTACGATAGAAATGAAAGTGGTGGTGATTATGTTTATGACCCCATATCAGGTAGAATTGGTGACCAAGGAAACATAGTCATAAATGGTGAGACAGCTGGAAGTTTGACTGCTAAAGGAACAGATAAAAAACAAATTACAATTCAGATATTTGGTGGTGATGTCAGATTAGGAGTAGCATTGAAAATAAGTAGACCAGCTGAAAATTTAAATAGTAGCATTGCTTTACCTCATGCTATATTTGTGAGGTAGATAGATGAATCAATTCAAAATTCAAGGATTAGAAGCTAATGGTCAAGCTACTCCAACTAGCCGTATAACAATCATAATTAATAAAGATGTTCACGCTAATTTTGGTAATGAGACTACTTTACTTTTTACAATCAATGATGAACTCAGAGATTGGCCAATTACAAATGGAATACCTAATGATGTTTATAGTTTTACACCAACCGATTTAGGTTTAATAGTTAGTGATACTCCTTATAAGTTAGCATTAGAATATGCTGATTATTCTAATGTCAATGATGATGCTGGTGGAGACAATTTAGGTGAGCTAGATTTAAAAGTCGTAGGCACTATAATATATCCAGACGACCCTAACACATATATTTTAGCACCATTTGTAAGTAGGATAAACACTATAGATTTATCAAATGGTAAAATATCTCTTGAACAAAGTTGGAATCAATTTCAACAAAAAACAACTTTAAATCCTAAAATAGATGCTGACACTTTATTTGAGAATGCAAAGATATCCTATAAAGCAAATGAAGTTAGAGACCTCAATAATTATATAAATTTTGGTGACGATAATAAAGTTCTAATAACAAATTTAAAAGCTGACAGAGAATTATTTTCAGACTCACCATATTCAATTGTGTTAAAGTTATATGAACCTTTAGATGATGAAATACAAGAAAAAGATAATCTGTTTGTAGTTAGAGAAGTATTACCTCAATTAACAGAAACAGTTGAATTGATTCCTTACGAACAAGAGGATGAAAATGTAAATGTTTTGTTCACACCTGATTCAGTCAATGTACAAGCACCTATATCAAAAAGACAATTATTTAATAAAAACAAACAAGATATAATTACAAGTGACAAAAAACTACAAAAGGAAATTCTTGATAAATTTTTAAGTGGTAGTAGTAAACCAGTTGACTTAAATGTTGATTATTCATATTATGAAAATTTTGTTAATTTTAGTTCAGCAGAAAAAAGATTAAAAAACTTTAAATATAAATTAGAACAAATAGAAACCAACACCGCATCAAGTGCATCAAGTGCTGTGATTACAGATGGTGAATCAGATGCATTAACATTTGAAAATGTAGTCAGGGATTATAAATCAAATTTTGACGGTTACGAAAATTATTTATACAATATAAGTTCCTCATTTGTATCAGGTTCATCTGACCTATCTTATAGCGACTCAGTACCAAAGGTTGGTTCTGGTACATTCTTAGACCCATATGTGCCAGTTCATACAACTTCATCTGCATTTACTGATTGGTATGGTTCTATAAACACGAAAGCTGGTAAAATATATTCTGCGTCATTATACGATAAACAAAATCCAAACAGATTAGTAAACCTTTTACCAGATTATATTTCGGATGACTTTGATAATAAACCATTTTTAGACTTTGTAGATATGTCAGCACAACATTTTGATGAGTTGTGGTTATACATTAAATCAATACAAGATATCAATGACAGACAATCTGATTTGTCAAAAGGTTTATCAAAAGATTTGATTTTTTCTTTGGCAAAATCTTTAGGTTGGGACACACAAGATGGTAAAGACTTACTTGATTTAAGTAGATTTGGATTTGGACAAAAATTAGTTGGTGATAGTTTTTCACTATATACTTCAGGTTCACTTGATTCACCAACTGAAGCTGATGTATCAAAAGAGATAACAAAAAGATTAATATCAAGCATGCCTTATATTCTAAAATCAAAAGGTACTGTTGGTTCACTAAAAGCTATAATGAATTGTTATGGTATTCCAAGTTCTATTCTGAGGGTACGTGAATATGGTGGTTTACAAAAAGATAAACAAGAAGCTAGTTTTGAAATTCAAAGAAAGTTTACTAGAGCACTAGGATTTAGAAGCTCACAATTTATAGAGACATCTTGGGATGACGACCCAACAAGTGGTAGAAAACCAGAGACAGTTGAATTTAGATTCCGAAGTTTATCAGGTTCAAATCAAGTTTTAGTACAAAAAGATTCTGATTGGGCATTACGATTAAAAGATAACGATTCTACCGATAACAATGGAACAGTTTCGTTTATGTTATCTGGCTCTGATGGATATAAAGAAATTAGTTCTTCTTTACTTCCAATATTTGATGGTGAATATTATTCTGTAATGTTAAGAAAAGAAAAAATAGACCAAGAGTTGTTTCCATCACCATCGTTTGAAGTTGGGACAAATGCTGGATTATTTAACCCACCATTTATAACGGGTAGTAATAGTGCAGAATTTGGTAGAATTGAAATTGTAAGTAGTTCAGGTGTAGCTAGAACAGGTACAAAAAGTTTGCTTCATGTCAACACTTCAAAAGAAAATACATCCTATACTTTCTTTTATCGTAAACCTGGTGCAAGTTTCCCTGGTAATACGGCGAGTATAACTGATGTGAGTCCTGGTGATACATATTTGTTCACTGCATATTGTAAAGCATCTGGTAGCACCGTAGATTCTGTTGCAAGTATAAATTTATTTGAGTTGGATTCTAATGAGGATGTTGTTAATTGGAATGAAGAATTAGAAAATACTAATTTTGATGGTGGTATAAAATCATCACAAAGAGTTGGTGTAAATGAAGATGAATGGAAACAAATACAGGTCAAGAAAACTATTAAGTTTCCTAACACTTCTAAGTTAGGTATTAGGTTTGAGAATAATAAACCAGATTCAAGTATCTATTGGGATGATGTATCTGTTAGAAAATTAGAAGCAAATACTGACGCGATATCAGATGCATTTAGTTATGATTTATTTGTCAAAAAATATGATGCTGGATTAGACCGAATCAGATTATCATCTAAATCAAATTTACTTGTATCAAGTTCATTATCACAATCCTATAACGCAGCTTGGACTGGTAGTGGGGATTTATTTATTGGTGGTAATACAACCGCACCATTTAGTTCTAATAAATTAAGTGGTTCCATGATGGAGTTTAGATTGTGGACAGAACCACTTGAAGAAGATAAGTTTGATGTTCACGTTAGTTCACCAAAATCCTACATAGGTAATACACCATCATCATCTTACGAAAATTTAGTTAGAAGATTTTCATTTGACGATAACAAAACTCTTTCAGATGATGAGGCTATAAGAGACACGAGTGCTAAAACAACAAGTTCTCAAAGTGGTAGTGCACAAGGTTTCGGTGGTCTAAATTCTTTTGAGACTGTCGTTGATAAAACAAAAACTATTATACCGAATCACGGGCCAAATCGTAGAATGGCTAATAAGATTAGAATTGAAAGTAATTATTTAAGTGGTAGTGGTGCTAGTCTATCGGTGGGTCAGAGATATGATGTAA